AGCACCAAGACGGAGCTGCGCTTCGGAACCCATGGAAGCCTTTCTGTCGATCTAGACAAGGGCGTCTGGGCCGACCACGAGGCCGAGACTGGCGGCGGGGTCATGGATCTGCTGGCCCGAGAGCAGGGCCTGAAGGGTCAAGACGCCATCGCTTGGCTGCGTCAGGAGTGCGGCGCGCAGTTCGAAGACCGCAGCCAGCCGGAAACCCCGCCGAGAGCCCGGATCGTTGCAACCTATCCCTACGTCGACGAAGACGGCGAGATCCTCTTCGAGGTCTGCCGCTTTGAGCCGAAGACCTTCAAACAACGTCGGCCGGATGGCGAAGGCTGGTCATGGAGCGTTCGGGGCATCCGCCAGGTCCCGTATCGTCTCCAAGACCTCCAGCGCGCCATTCGCATCGGCGAGATGGTCTTCATCGTTGAGGGTGAGAAGGACGTCGAGGCGCTGAATCGCGAAGGTCTCTGCGCCACTTGCAACGCCATGGGAGCGGGCAAGTGGACCGACACCTTAGCTGAGCATTTCACCGGCGCGCGGGTAGTTATCCTGCCTGACAACGACGATGCCGGACGATCCCATGCGTCTCAGGTCGCCGCGAGTCTCATCGGCGTCGCCGAACGCGTGGCGGTTCTGGAATTGCCGGAACTCCCCCACAAGGGCGATGTGTCCGACTGGCTGGCCGCGGGAGGCGACGGGGTCGTCCTGATGGGTCTGGCGCACAAGGCCAAGCCGTGGACGCCGGAGCCGCCCCAGAGCGCCTTTGGGGCCATTCCCTGGGCCGCGATCGATGCCGTCAGTATCCGTCAGGACTGGCTGATCGCTGACATGATGTTCTGCGGCGACGTCGGAATGATCTACGGCGCATCCGGCTCCGGCAAATCGTTCCTAGCCGTCCACATGGGCCTCTGCATCGCCAGAGGGGTTCCGTTCCTCGGCCACGACACGCGCAAGGGTGCGGTGCTCTATCAGGCTGGCGAGGGCGGCAAGGGCCTTGTGAAGCGCCTGCGCGCCTACAAGCAGGATCACCGCATCACCGAGGACTTGCCCTTCGTCCTGCTGCCCTCGCGCATCGACCTCTTCAAGCAGGATGGGGACCTCGAGGCCTTCATCGCCGAGTGCCGCGCCTGGAAGGCGGCCATGCAAGACCCACTGGCGCTGATCGTCGTCGATACGTTCTCCACCGCCTCGCCTGGGGCCAATGAAAACGCCTCAGAGGACATGAGCCGGCTGATCAACGCCGGCGAGACAATCAACAAAGCCACCGGCGCGGCGCTCATGTGGGTCCACCACAAGAACGCGGCTGGGGACCGTGAGCGCGGCCACACCAGCCTGCGCGCCAACATCGACACAGCCATAGAGGTGACCAAGGACGAAGAATCGAACGTCAGAACCGCCCGTCTCGTGAAATTGAAGGATGGCGAAGACGGCCTCAAGCTCGGCTTCGAGCTGCACCCTGTCACGGTTGGAACCTATGACGACGGCAAGCCCATCACCTCATGTGTGGTGGTCCCCGCCCAGGCTGAACCAGGACAGGCCAGCAAACGACGCCCGCTCCCGCGAGGCCAGCAACGCTTCCTGAAGACGCTCGATACGGCCGTTTCGCAGTACGGCGGCGTCGTGCCTGGCAACGGCGCCTACGGCGTCAACTATGCCACCTTCAGGGACCTTTTCGTGACCAGTTGCGGCCAAGGCATGACGCCTACGGCGGTTCGCCAGACGCTCTCCCGGGACGGTAACGAGCTCTGGCTAGCCGACCTCATCGGACGCGATGACAACTGGCTTTGGATTACTGAAAAGGGAGGGATATACTTGTGACAAAGCGTGACAGTCACACAATGTCACGGCGTGGGAAAACCTCCCCTGGGTGCGCGCGCGTATACGCGGGTAGTTATCCCTTGGTTATAACTAACCTAGGGTATGTGACAAGGGTTCCAAACCCTTGTCACACTAACCCACCTCTGTGCCTGGAAGCTGCGCGCGAGGCGAATTACTCAAACCGCGTCGAGGTGTTGTCGTGAGCGCGCCCGCCGTCAAGCGCCACCGGCAGGCCGGCTTCATGAAGTGGAGGGAGCGCTAATGCCTGCGGAACTCAAGCGCTGCGTCCGCGAGGGTCTGGCGGCGGCCGAGGAAGTCTTTCGCACGGCAGGCTGGGACGTGCGATGGGAATGGGGCGGCAAGCACGCCATCGTCATTGCAACTCCACCTGCTGGCGCGGAAGTCCGGATGCCGGTGGCCACCTCGCCGTCGCACGGACCGACCGGCGCCGCAAACCTCGCGCGCTGGAACGCCAAGAAGATCCTTCGCCGCGCCGCCGATGGAGCACGATGATGGCCAGCAACGATCGCGTCGAGTGGTACGCCGTCACCGTCTTGCCTCGCCGAGAGCGAGCGGTAGCTGCCAGCATCGCCGAGCGGCACTTTCCAATCTTCCTGCCGATGCAGACCGAATGGCGGGGTTCAGGGCGCCACATGGAACCCTTGATGCCGAGCTACGTCTTCGTGCTTTGCGAGCCGGGCGACTTCGCCGAGATCCATGGCATCGAGGGAGTATGCGGCTTCGTGAGGTACATTCGCGATGACGGCATCGCCTGGCCCATTCCGCTTCCGTCGATTGCGATCCTCGGCCTGCAGATCGAGGAGCGCGCCGGAACCTACGACTACACCCAACAGGTCCGCCAGCCTCGCTACAAGCCGCGGAAGGGCGAACAGGTCCGCATCACGGCCGGCGACTACTACGGCTTCGTGGCCACGGTTCTAGCCACCCCACAGGGCGACCGATGCAAGCTCATGATCCAGCACGAGACCTTTGAAGCGCCTCGCCGGCGGACCGAAGATGTAGCGCATCTGACCGCGGCGTAATGCTACATCTTGCGTCCCTGCGCAGCTGTGGCATGATGTGGTCTAGCTGCTTCGCGCAGCGCGCCGAAAGGCATGAGTGGCAGGCATCGAGCCGCCCTCAAGTGCTACGCATTTCCTGATTTCGCCAGCCAGCACCCCGAACACCCCGGCTTAGCATCGCGCGCGGCGGTCAGCGCTGGCGAATACCCACGCATCGCAACATCGCAAACAGGAGCCTACCCATGGCGACACTTGTTCAGAAGCTCGCCAAACAGGCTGGCTCCTACATCCGGTGTGAGCAGACGCTCAGCCTGCCGGTGACCGCGACTGCCAACACCGACTATCCGGCGGTTGCGCTTCCGCCTGGCGCCATCAACGTCACGTACAAGACCTACACCACGACGGCCTATACCGCCGGCACCGATGCCAAGATCAGCATCGGCTCGACGGCTGGCGGCGTGGACTACGTCGCAGCCACCACCATCGCCGCGATTGGCGTCAAGCTTCACACCCCGGTAGACGCCGCCGCCGCGGTTCACCTCGCGCCTGCGGCCTTGACGTTCTTCGTCCGCGTGACGCAGTCCGGCACGGCGACCGCGGTGGGCGCCGCTACGCTGGTGTTCAGCTACTCGCTCCCAGTGAGCTGATCAGTTCGCGCCAGATGAGGTTCTATGTTTACACCCTAACCGACCCGACGGACGGCAGCGTTTTCTACGTCGGCAAGGGTAAGGGCCTCAGAATGTACCAGCACGTGGTCGAGGCCAGGCGGGACACCGCGAGGGGCAACAAGCGTAAGCTCGAACGTATCCGCAAGATTTTGGAGGAGGGCAAAGAGCCGCTTGCGCAGAAGGTCGCCGAGTATGAGGATGAACAAGACGCTTTCGACCACGAAGCCGATCTCATCGCCGCAACGCCCGGCCTGACTAACATCCTCGCGCGTGGTGGCGGGTGGGCGATCACCAAGGAAGAGTTCGAGCGCCGCAGGGCTGAACGCCAAGCCCGCTGGTTTGAGCGGGAGAAGACCAAGCTGCGTGAGCGCCTGAAGGTCTGGGATGAATGGGAGCGCCACGGCATGGTGGTTACCTTCCCCGGCATGAAGGCTGGCGATGAGCGCGCTGCGGAGTATGTCGCGGCCGTGCGCCAACTGCTGGCGGCGTGAGCTAAAAGTAGCTCGAATAGCTCATGCCCGTCCCTAAAGGCGTTCGAGTAGGCGGCCGACAAAAGGGCACGCCGAACAAGCGCAGCGCAGCCGTCAAGCAGGCCGCCGCGGAGACCGTAGAGCGCATCGTGGGCGAAATGCCCGACGCCTTCGACGGTGACGCTCACGCACTGCTGGTGACGGTCTACAAGGACTCTCGGCAAGAGTGGAACCTGAGGATCGATGCAGCGAAAGCGGCCATCCGCTACGAGAAGCCGGCGCTCGCTGCTGTGGATGTCGGCAACAAGGACGACAAGCCATTCGAGCAGGTGATGCGATGGGCGGAGTCGCCGAGCGAAGCCACGGAAGACCCGTCCGCGAAGTTGTAATCCCCTACCTGCCGCGAAGTGTTTGGCGCCCCTTCCATTCCGACCGGTCGCGCTGGCGGGTTGCCGTCGCTCACCGCCGCGCCGGCAAGACCGTCGCGCTGATCAACGAGTGCATCAAGGGCGCCCTGACCTGTCCGCTCCCAAGCCCGCGCTTCAGCTACATCGCGCCCTTCCTGAACCAGTCGAAAGCCATCGCCTGGGATTATCTCAAGCACTACGCCGGGACGATCCCCGGGACTTCGTTCAACGAGGCCG